GCCGAGCAGCGCGAACAGCGTCACCAGCAGCACCTTGTAGACCGCGACGGTGAGCTGCTGCGGCGAGGTGACGGCGATGATCGCCAGCGTCACCAGCGCGATCACGATGCATTCGAGCATGCGCAGCTCGGGAAAGCGCTTCGTGAACGAGGTCACCGGAGATCTCCGGTGCGATGAACGGCGATTACCAGCGTCTTGGCCGGGTGCATGACGCCATCATCGGCGGCGTGCCGCTCGCGGGCTATTGGCCCAGGCTAAAGCTGAAGGCTATTTCGCCACTGCGGCCGGAAAGAGCGAGCCCTGCGTCTTGCGGCGCTCGATCTCGCGCAAGCGGCGGATGATCCGGTAGATGTGGGTCACGTTGCAATCGAACTTGCGCGCCAGGTCCGCGTGGTTGTCGCCCTTGAACTCGGCCCAGATCTGCTGCCAGCGCTGCGCGACATCATGCCCGTGGCCGGAGGGCACGTAAATGATCTGTCCTCCCCAGTCGCGCCGCACGTGCTCGGCCAGCTCTCGCGCGAGCAGCTCGGCCTGGTCGGCCGGCATGCGCGCCCGGTCGATCAGGAACTCGCGCGTGAGCAGCGCGAGATCCGCGAGCAGCTCCGGATATTCAGGTCCGAGGTTCATCATGACGTGCCTTCTCCTTGCGGCGCTTCTGATCCTTCGCGAGCGCGGCGATCAGCGCCTGCCACTCGGCCGGGTCGCAGAACGCCACGCGATCCTTGCCGAACATCCGCTCGCACATGCTGTCCACGTAGGCCCAGGGGCGCTTCGCGTCGGCGAGCAGCGCCTCGATCTTCAGGAGCTGCGGGTGCCGGTCGGCGTTGTGCGGCCGGCCTGGAAAGGGCTTGCGCCCGCGCCGCGCCTGGAAGCCGCAGGATTTCAGGTGCTCGATGACGCGCTGCCGGCCGGCGTAGTCGAGATCGCGCGCCGAATGCACGCGCGCGACGGCGTAGAGCATCTGCCGGTACTCGCTCTTCGGGTCTTTGTCGCCCGGGTCCATGCCGAGCTGCTCGGCCGCGATGTGGATCTTCGCCAGCTCGGCGTTGCGGTGGTTGTCGGCGTGCGTCGTGCTCATGTTCGATCTCCGTTCAATACGCGATGCACTGGCGCTGCAGCCAGGCGATGTAGGCGACCAGGTGCGCCGGGCAAAGGTGCTTCTCCGGCGCGATCTCGAAGGCATGCGCTGAGCAGATCGGACGGTCGCACGTATTCACCGTGCCGAGCGCCTCGATCTTCCCGTCGCACAGGAAAGACGCGTCGCACGCGCAATGCCGGCAGCGGCGCGCGCGGCGCATGCCGCGCCCGCACACGATCGCCACGCCACCGCCAGGCATGCGAACGTGCGCGCAGTCCATCAGGCCACCAGCTCGTTGTGCAGCTTGCCGTCGAGCGTACGGCCGGCGTTCTTCTTTCCGACCCGGAACATGGAGTTGACGCCCTGAACCGGAAGTCCCTTCTTGCCCATGCGCGAGTTCGGATCGTCGACGGCTCCGGTAGCCGGATCGACATTCACCGCACGCGCCCAGGCATAGGCCGGAGACCAGTCGCCCCACTGCTTGAAAAAGAACGCCACGCCCTGGCGCGAGCATTCGTCGCGCAGCGAGCGGAACCAGTCCGGGTGCGACGGCCGAGACTTCGGCCCGGTCTCGCCGCCGGCATACACCTGGTGGATGTCCTGCAGGTTGAACCCGCCGAGATCCTCGAGCAGCGGCTCGGCCGAGATCACGCGCACCGCGGCCGGCGTCGCGCGCAGCGCGTCGACGCGATCCAGGTGCTCGCGGCTCTCGACGCTGACGCCGAGCTGCACGTTCGGCAGCGGCCAGGTGATCGTCTCGGGCAGCTTGTCGATGTAGCCGACGAGGCCGTAATGCAAGAGTGCGCTCACCATCCACGAACGCGCTCCCTGATTCCGATAGGAGAGCACCAATCGCATCCGCTCCGCGCGCTTCGAGAGGATGATGAACGTGTGATGGCTGGAGATCGCGGCGACGCCGAGCACCGCCACGATGAACAATTCTTTCACGTCGTCATGGAACAGATCGGACATGCTGTCCACGAAGATCCGGCGCGGCTTCGTCAGCAGCAGCGGCACCATCAGTCGCTGGGGATGCATGGCGACATCCTCGAATTTGCGGCCGTAGTAGATCGACCTCGGGTTGGCCGAGAGGCGTACCCACTCGCGCTTCGCGTAGCAGTGCTTGCAGCCGGCGCTCACCTTGGTGCAGCCGGTGGTCGGGTTCCAGGTCAGCGCCTTCTTCACGCCGTCGTGCAGCCACTCGATCTTGCTTCCGTCGCTCATGCGCGATCTCCAAAGATTTCGCCCTGGGTGTCGCACCAGGTGTTTCCCTTCGTCGCGTTCGTCATGCGCGGCACCAGGCGAAAATTCCAGGGCACCGTAAGACCGTTCACGCGCGGATGGTTCAACGGTTGGATGTGGTCGAGCACATGCTCGACGCCCGTCGCCTTCGACCAGGAACGGCGGCACCAGTCGATCCATCGCATCTCAGTGCGATCGACCCACTCGGGGCACGACAGGTAACCCTGGCGAACGTAGCTGCGACGCGGGTGAGCCAGCAGCCACGCAGGTTCATCGCCGCTAAGGATTGCGCGCCGCGTGGCCACGCCCAGGTATCGGAGGGCGCAGCTCATGCCGATGCCCTTTCCTCGTGCTCGCGGCGGCGCCTGCGCAGCCCGCGCGCTTTCTTGCGGTTGGTGTTGTCGGCCGAGCGGCGGCGGTTGCTGACGATGCGCTCGAACGCCAGGTGCTTGGGGTTGATGCAGCCCGGCATGTCGCAGCCGTGGCCGGCTTCCTCCCAATGGCGCGGATCGCGCCCCGTCTTCATGCTCAGCGCGAGCTGGTGGACGTACAGGCTGCGCGGCGACCCGAAGACGTTGAAGTTGGTCTTCGGGTAGCCGTCGTTGTTGCAATGGGCGCACCAGCAGATGCATTCGCCAACGCGGATGCTGTTCAGCGCCATGCGCAGGATCAGCATGTGCTGTTGCTTCGGCGTGAGGAACGGCACCCGGTGCTTGAACGCCCGGAACTCGGGAAATATCGCGTAGATATTCCCGAGCTGGATCTGCTCGATGGGAGCGCGGTCCATCAGCGGTAGGCCGTCCAGAGTTGAATGGACATCGACGCGACGAACAGCAGCGCGCCGGCCAGGCCGAGCCAGAGCGGCAGCGTCTCGAGGAACCTATCCACGCGGCTTGACCTCCATGAGCGGCCGGCCGGCGTAGGGCGCGAGCGGCGTTTTCCTGGTGAGGTAGAGCGGATGGCGCGGAAAGCCTTCGGCCGTCGTGCCCATGCACTTGACCGGGATGCCGAGCGTCTGCGTGAGCAGCGACATCACATGGCGGTCCTGGTCGCGGTGCCAGCCGTTCACGCCCCAGGCCGCGACGACCACGCCGCCGCTCTCGTGCGCGCGGCACGCGGCGCCGATCACGTAGTCGTTGTTCAGTGGGCCGACCGGATCTCGAACGATCGCGATGTAGCGCGGGTCGGTGGCGCGGAAGCCGAACAGGTTGGACACGACAAGCGCAGCGCAGCCCCACGCCATCGCGTAGCCGATGCAACGCCGGATGGTCGGATCGTTCGTCGTCCAGTCCGCGGTGCTCGGGTTGAGCATGATGAAGTTCGCGATCCGCTCTGGCGTGTAGCGATAATGGCCGTCGCAGCCGAAGTGGCCGAGATCATGCGGCGTGATGCGCCGCGTCAGGCGGTAGCGGTACTGCCCGCACTCGGAAATGATCGCGTCGTCGAAGGTGACGGTGAAGATGTGCGGGCCGTTCATGCCGTCAGCTCCCGGTGCAGGCGCTCGGTCGTAGAGGGTCATGACGCGCCCCCGCCTGACCGATGTGGCACCACAGGACGTCCTGGATCGGGATCGCCTGCCGCGAGCTGTGTCTCGTACTTCGCCATCGCCGCCCAATAGTCGATCCAGGTCTGATCGGGGAATGCGTCGTTGAGGGGAACCTTCCAGCCGCGCTGCTCGGCTAGGCGTTTCCAGCTTTCGTACACCGCGCCTCGGATCTTTGGCGCGGTGCTTTCCCCGTGATGCCAGAGGAATGCGCAGTAGGCCGCTACGTCGCGCGGATCGCCCTTCTCTACGTGTTCGCGCAACTTGACACGGCATTCGTCCATCCAGTCGTTGTCGCGCCAGCCGTCCGAGTAGCCGTATTTCTTCTCGGCTTCGTGGAGCTTGTCGGCAAGGGCGCATGCGAAATCAAAGACGAGTTTCTTGGTGGCCGGATGCAACCCTTCCGGGCTCATCGCATTGAGCGTGGACATCTGCGGTGTGCTCTCCGGTGAGAGCGCGGCCTTGATCTTCTCCAGGAATGCCGGTGTCGTCGGCGTGCCGAAGCGGATGGCGCTATCGAGCTGCGCGATGAGTTCGCGGTTCATGACGCGGCCTCGGCTTTCTCGATCGCACTCTTCATCAGCGCCTGCACGACCTTGTCGATCTCGGTCTCGGCGATGGCGGCGACCGGCTCGTCGCTGCCGGCGACGCGCTTGCAGCCGATCAGCTTCAGGTCGCCGTCGCCGAGCTGCTCGATCGCGGATTGCACCGGCTTCTCGGTCGTCGAGATCAGCACCTCGGCCTGGTCTGCCAGGTGCTTCTTGATCAGCGCGACGGTGTTCTCGGTGTTCAGCACCTGGACGGTGTCTTTGGACTTGCGGAAGCCGACGCGCACGCCGTGCAGGATCTTGGTCTTGGGCTTGTCGAAGACCGCGCGCGATTCGCTGACCAGCGCGTAGAGCGCCTCGTAACGCTCGGCCGCGCGCGTGGTCGCGCGGCGCAGCTCTGGCCAGGCGTTACGCACGACCTGGTCGATCTTCGTTCTGAGGTCATTGGTGAGGCCGTCGAGCGCCATCTGCGCGTCGGCGTACTGGCGGGCGAGCTGGTCGATCTCGGTGATTTGGACATCGTTGGTTCTTGCGTTCACGTCTGCTTTCTCCTTGGCGATCGTCATCAAGGGCGGCGCGCCTGGCGTTGGGCCGGGCGCGGCCGGGACGTACCCTTCTTCAATTCGCTGCCGAACTGCTTGGTGATGTGCCAGCCGTCGCAGACCGGGCAGGCGTAGACGCGCAGCCGCACCTTGCGCAGCTCGGCGTAGCGTTGCGCCGCAATCAGCGCGGCGATCTCGGCCGGATAGCGGTTCTTGCCGTGGCACATGCGGTTCTGCGCGTTGATGGAGAGCACGGCCATCGTCAGGTCGGCAGCTTCAGTTGGCCGCGCAGATCCGGCAGGCTGACCTTCTTCATTCTCGAGATCTGCTGCAGCGAGGTCATGGCGCGCGCGTAGAGGAATTCGCAGGTGCGGTTCAGCTCGTCGTCAGTCTCGGCCAGGTAGTAGCCGTCGCCCGGCGTGCCGCAGATGTGGAAGCCTTCGTTGCGCAGGCCCTCGATCACCTTGCGCAGCTCGCGCTCGAGGAACAGGTCGCGCTCGGGCAGGCCGGAGATCTTCATCACGAGCTGCTCGGCGTGGATGCCGTTCTTCGCGCCGACGTGCGCGCCGAGCACGCCGAGCACCCGGTTGGCGGTGATCGCGATGCGGCTCACTTCATCCTCCAGACGCGCAGATCGCCCTCAACGTCGCCGGAGCGCATCAGCACTTCGATGCCCGCCTTGCCGGCGGCGTAGCGGATCGCCTGCTTGCTGTAGCTCAGGACGCGCGAGTCGCCGACCGCCATCGCTTCGAGCGCCTTGCGGATCTCGCCCCGGTTCGACCTGGCCGGAATCGCGATGTCCTTCTCGATCGCGCCGATGCGCGGGTTGACCGGATCGTGCGGCGGCGCCTTCGCGGCCGGCGCGGGTGCTGCAGGGCGCGCGGCCTGGCGCGCCGCGTTGGCGCGGCTGATGTCGTTGAAATCGGTCAGCTTCCCGCCGCCCGCGACCGAGAGCCGGTACTCGTTGACGGGCATGCCGCCTTCGGGCCGGCGCACCGTGCACGCGACGAGCGTGCCATCTTCGACCTTGGGCCGCAGCAGCGCCGAGATGCCGCTGTGGCCGAGCGCCTTGCTCAGCTCTGGCGAGCGCATCGTGCCGCGCCTGCGGATCAGCTCGATCGCGCGATCGGTGAGGTTCACGCCGGCCTCCGGCGCAGCTTCTCGAACAGCGCGCCGTTGCGTACGCGCATGCAGAGGTAGCGTTCAAACGGCATCCGGCGCCGCCAGATCGCAGGCAGCTTGAGATAGCGCTCGCCGAGGAAGTCGATCAGCTCGTCGGGCAGCACCAGCGCGACGCTCTCGCGCTGCGCGACCGTCGCGTGCCGGATCACGACTGCGCGCTCCGCTTGCGCATGGGCACGACTTCGCGCTGCTGTTCGACCTCGCGCTGCTGTTCCAGCGCACGCGCCTTCTCCTGGGCGCGCTGCGCGCGCTTGGCCGCGCGCAGGTGCCGGCCGACGTCGGTGTTGGCCGAGTCGACCCATTTGAAGCGGCGATCGAGGATCGAGATGCGGGGTTTCTTCGGTTTCTCCATGTCACGACCTCCTGTAGTTCGGACAGCCGGCGCGGCACGCCTTGTAGACGGCGACGCGCTCGGGGTTGGTTGCGGCGAAGGGCTTCTCTTGCCAGTCCTGGCATTCGCCCGGCGGGATCTCGCCGAGCACCGGGCAGGTGATGCGCATGTCCATCAGCGCGCCGCGCACGCGCTCTTCGATGCGCTTGGTGCTCGCGCCGTACTTGCCGGCGAGCACGTCGCTGATGCAGCCCTTGGAGCGGCCGAGCTGCGCGGATACCTTGCGCAGTCCGTCGCGCTCGACGGCCGTGCGCAGCACGCCGAGCCAATCCTTGCGGGCGTCACGGAGCGTCTTGAGCATCCGCCCTCCCTTCGGCGTTGAGCGGCGGATAGGTCTTCTGCTCGTTCTGGTCGACCACGCTGCCGTCGCGCTTGGTGATCGGCGTCTTCGGGCCGGTGTCGCGCACGAGCTGCCACATGAACCGACAGCCGCCGACCACGCCCGCGCCGTTGCCGATGCGCTGCTTGCGCAGGTACCCGGCGCCCGCGAGCGCGTAGACGAAGTCGGCCGTGCTGCGCTTCTTCGCCTCGGTCGTCATCACGAGCGTCGGGATGTCGAAGCGGATCATCTGGCGCATCGCCAGCCACAACGTGTCGCGCTTCGGCGTCGGCCGCGTCGTCACGTTGTGGCGTCCGAAAGCGCGCTGCCTCATTTGCGCGCGGCTCCCGGCTGGCCGAGGAAGAACTGCCGCTGGCCCCACAGCTCGCGGGTGACGGTCTTCTTGCCGTTGGCCTTCGCGAAGTGTTCGATGCGCGCGAGGCCGTTGGAGACGAGGCCGATGTTGCCGTTCGCCTCGCCGTGCAGATCCGCGAGCAGCTCGTCGTCGACGCCGACTTCGCACACCGTGTCGGCGAGCACGCGGGCGTCGGCCGCGTCGGCGGGCAGGAACGCGACCCATTGCGTGATGCGGCGCGCGAGCTGCAGGCGGTTGGCGATCTTCGCCTGCACGCCCTTCATGCCGATCAGCAGCACCGGCATCTTCGCCATGTCGTGGATGTCGCGCAGCGTGTCCAGGGCCGGCAGCAGCTCGCCGCGCCCGACCAGGTAGTCCAGCTCGTCGACGAAGAGGCCGCGGTTGCTCGCGATCATCAGGCGCACGATCGCGCTCACGTTGTCGGCGGCGCGGTGCAGCGGCTCGTGGCCGAGTTCGCGCATGATCGTGGCCAGCATCGAACGCTGCGTCCAGGTCGAGAGCGCGCGCACGTAGACCGCGTTGGTCTGCCCGCGCAGCCAGGTGAGCGCCGAGGTCTTGCCGAAGCCCGCATCGCCGTACACCAGGCCCATGCCCTCGACGCCGTGGCCGCGCTGCGCGAGCGCCTCGTAGGCGGTGCGCAGGTTCATGATGTTCTTGACGATCGCCATCTTGTATCGCATCTCAAATCTCCCGTCGTAGTGGTGCGTTAAAAAACCGGCAGCAAAATGCTGCCGGCGGTGCTACGCCGCGCCGGATCGCTCCGGCGCTTCCTTCTCATGCGGCGCCGACTGCTCGTCGACCATCTGCATCAACTGCCTGTAGGACGTCGGCTGCTCGCGCCGGTAGGCGGCGAGGAATTCCGTCTCTTCTCCGGTGAGCGCGCGGAACTTCGCGCGCCGCGCGATCCAGACCACGCGCTCGTAACGGTTCTCGAACACCGGCTGCAGCTCTTCGGCGCCGCTTTCGATCCGGCGTCGCGCGAGTTCGTTGTCGGCGCCGGCCGCGATGTCCTGCTCGATGCGCGCGCGCTCGGCGCGCGCCTGGTCTTCGCTCATCAGCTCGGCGGAGCTGCGCGCCGGCCGGTGCAGCTCGGCGACCGCGTCGGCCGCGGCGGACAAGCCGGCCGAGTCGTGAACGATCGCGGGCCTGGGGAACGCGCCGAGGCGCGCCGCCTTGCGCGCCCGGTCGGCCAGGATCTCGTCGACGATGTTTTCGGTGCGCTCGCGTTTGCCGATCGCCTTGAGGGCGCGGCGCTCTTCCTGCACGCGCGCCTTCTGCCGTTCGCGCGCGACCGCGGCGACTTCCTTGCGGTCGATGCCGGTGCGCTCCGGGCATTCGGCGATGCAGACGAAGGCGAGATCCGGCCCACCCTGGACGACGACGCGGCCCAGATCCGGGAGCTGCAGGCACAGCACCTTTTCGCCGACGTGCCGTTCCAGCTCGGGCGCGATGAACCAGGCGCCGTCGATCTCGATGCCCTTCTTCTGCGCCGTGCGCCACACGCCCTCGCCGAGCAGCACGTCGAGCGCGCGTTCGTCCTCGATGCGGCGCACCGGGTGCGGCCACGCCGCCGCGACCTCGAACGGCGTCTTGCCGTCCAGGCCGTCGTGTGGCCGGTGCATGTAGACCGCGTCGATCCAATCGTCGCAGAATTTCTGGAACTCGGCGGCGCTCATCGTGATATCGACCGCTTCGCCGCGCGTCATCAGGCGCTCGGCGAACGACTGGCGCGCCTCGATCGCGGAGCGCTCGGCGACGTTGTGGCCGATGAAGCCGTCGAGCAGCTCGACCAGGTCGCGCGTGAAGGTGCCGAAGAACCGCTCGATGTGCGGCTTGTGCCAGGGCTGGAACGGCGGGCAGAAGGTCTGCCCGATGTCGAGCGCGCTGAACACCCGGATCATGTGCTTCGACTTGTAGTCCGAGCCGTTGTCGGTCTTGACTTCCTCGGGCGGGCCGAAGTCGAGCAGCATCTTGCGGTTGAGCGCGGCGACGGCGGTCGCCTTCGCGGTCTTGCTCACGAGGATGCGGGGGCGCCGCGAATAGACATCGATGCCGCCGATCACCATGTGCCGGCCGTCGGTCAGCATCACGTCGCCGGGCGTGCCGTCCAGCTCCCAACGCTGGTTCAAACGCACGACGCCTTCGGACTGCGAACCGAAGGCGACCATGTACTTGCCCTTCCAGGCGTCGGGGTTGGCGAGCGCCGTGATCGTCTGCGCGTTATCAATGCGCCAGTCGGCGAGCCACTTCTCCAGCCGGCGCAGCGAGGGCTCGACGATCGAGGCCGTGGCGCCGAAGCGCGCGCGGATGCCGTCCCTGACGTGCGTGGCGCGCGCGTGCGGTGAGCGCACCAGCATGCCGATGATGAAGTCGCGCAGTTGCGGCTGCCGGTCGATCGTGCCGTCGCCCTTGCGGTTGCCGTAGGAGCCCGCGAGCGCGGTGATGCCCCTGGTGCGGATGAGGCGCCGCCAGTTGGCGAGCGTCGATGCGCCGACGTCGGGGATCATCGACCGCGCCGCGTCGCTGACCTCGATCTCGCGCTTCGCGTAGGCGGCGGCAAAATGAACCTCGCTCGCCTGCACCGACAAACTGCCCGCTTCCTGGTAGAGCGCCAGCGCGCGCAGGATCTCCAGCTTCGCGTCCATGCGCTCGCGCGATCTTCCGCGCAGCGCGGTGCTGCCCTTCAATGAGTTGAGGCGCGCCGCTTCCGCCGCGCGCTCGGTGAGACCTTCGCGCAGCGCGAGCTTCGCGCCTTCGACCGCGCCCGCCTTCACCGCGGCCGGCTCGACCGGCGCGATCGACGCGCGCGGGCCGTTGATTGCGTTGATCGCGCGCGCGGCGAGCGCGGCGCGCGTGGCGGCGGGCAGCTCGGCGACCGCGTACTCGACGCGCTTGCCGCCGGGACCGCCGCGGCCGGGAACCGCTCTCGATGTGATGTTGCTCTTGCGCAGCCAGCGGATCGCGCCGCTCGGCGTCGCCGGCAGGCCGGGCAACCCGACCAGGTCGCCCGCAGGAAGGAAGGCATCGTCGTTCGCCGGCTCCGCGCCGGCCGGATTCGCGCCCGCGCTCATGCGCGGATCTCGCCGTGCTTCATGCCGAGCAGCACGGCGATGTTGTGCGCCTTGCCGCGTTTGCCCTTCACCCGGCCCTTCAGCACCTCGAACACCAGGTTCGGGTTGAAGTCGTGCTCGCGCGCCCATTCCGATACGGAGGTGCCGGTGCGCTCGAACTCAGCCTCGACCTCCCGGCCAGTCTTGATGGGGGGTGTCTTTACTTTGCGTGCCTGCGCCATGTAGCCTGTTGGTTTCTGTGAATGTCTGGGTATGGTGCAGAAATCTGCACCGCCTGTCAACTGGCACGGTGCAGAAAACTTCATCCATCGGGACACGGCTCAGGGAAGAGCGGAAGCGGCTCGGCTTCACGGTCGAGGCGTTCGCTCAACTCGGCAATGCCTCCAAGCGCTCGATGATCGAATGGGAGAAGGAAGGCGAGCCCACGCCCAACGCCGTCACGCTGTACCTGTGGTCGGAGGCCGGCGCCGACGTCGGATACATCATCACCGGTCGCAAGACGGCGCCGGAGGCCGCGCACAAATTGCAACAGCCTGCCGTCTACAATGAGCTGCTCGCCGCCGTGATGGAAGCGGTGGAAGAGATCCTGGTCGACCGGAAGATCCGGCTGCCAGCGGCAAAGAAGGCGATGCTGGTGACCGCGCTCTACGAAGATGCGCGCGGCAAAGGCGCGGTGGATCGCGCGACCGTGTTAAACCTCGTCAAGCTGGCTGCGTAGGAATTCACGTTCAGTTTCGCGCGACTGTGCTAAATCTCGTCACGCTGGCTGCGTAGGACTTCACGTTCAGTTTCTCGGCAGACGGTCATTTAAAAAAATAATGGCGATCGCCGAGAGCATCACGCTCTGAAGGGGGCGCGCTATGGCATCCAAAGACGATGACGTCAAGGCGAGGGTGCGCCGCATTCTTGCCGATGCCATCGATGATGAGAGGAAGGCAACGGGCACATTCGACGCCCGGCCGCCTACACGACTGCGCGGTCACCACAACGTCGTCAACATCAACAACAGCACCGTTATCCTGATCGAGCACGACTACGAGACGACCTTCACGAGACTGATTCGGTTGCTGCGCCGGGTAGCCGGAAAGCCGGCTCGCCCGCCGACCGACGACATGGACTGAGACCGCCAATCGGGCCGACCGGCCAGGATCGCGCAGGTTGCGCGATTACATACAGGCCCGCCAGCTCCACCCACGCCGGATTTTTTGAACAGGCTGGCGCCAATTTGAACGGGGTGCCGCCCGATCCGGGCACCCCCGGCATCCCCAAACCGGCCTTCCGGCCCCGATCCCGGCCTAGACCCCCCTTCCGGCCTGCTTGCCGGCCTGGTGGTGCAGCTACTTGCACCATGCGTACATTGTATGTAGTCTGATGGTGCAGCTTGCTGCACCATGCGGCGAGCACATACAAGGAGACGGACATGAAAACGAATCCCAACACCATCATCGAGGTGTACGGCTCGACGAAGAAGCCAGACGGCACCAGGACCGCGCTGATAAAGACGGCAGGCGGGCGGGCCTTCTGGGTTTTGCCTGCCGAGGTCAATGGTGAGATGCCTCGCGTCGGAACGCTGATCGATCCGTCGAAGCACGAGGAACGAACGACGCACGCGACCGACATGCGCATGACCTGGTGCCAGGCCGCGCAGATTTTCATCGCGGTACTCCAGGACGGCACGCCGAAGGGAAAGCAGGAAGCCACGGTCGAACTGATGAAGATGGCGCGCGCGGCCGACGTCGCGAAGGGCGCGGCCGAGCTGATCGATCGCTTCCTCGGCATCGACGACTGGAGCGACGAGTCGATCGCGCCGGCCGCGCTGATCAAGGACGCCCGCGAGCTGATGCAACAAGTCTGGAGAGCGTCATGATCGCACTCGCTCAAGCCAACGGCGTCATCAGTTTCGGCCGCAAAGTCGAGCGCAACACCTTGCCGATCACCAGCGGCCCGGCGAAGAAGCTGCGCGAAGCCGTGGCGGGTCTCGCGCGCCGCGCATACGACGGCAAGACGCTGCTCGTTCCTGGACTGCCCGAGGCGACCTGTTGGGATGAGCGCAGCGCGGCGCTCGTGCGCCTCCAGGCCAGGATCGAGGAATGTCTCGGCAAGCCCGCCCTCGCTCGCCGCATCGAACGCTACGAAGCGAAGCGGAGGTCGGCATGAGGCTCATCGACATCCTCAAGGATCTGGCACGCACGTCGCGCTCGCTCACCTTCGACGAGAGCGCCTACGTCGAAGCGATCGGCACGCGGCTGCGCGATCTGCGGCCGTCCGGCAAGGCGCAGCTCCTGATGGCGGAAGGGTTGACGCCCGACGCGATCGAGCACTTGAATCTCGACGACGACCTGTCCAGCACGCTGACCTTTCTTTTTCGCCAGGGAGCGCACTGATGGGCGCGGAAAAAGTTTCACGGGGAACAATGCCGGCGTCGCTTTACGCGATGCCATTGAAGGTCGGCGCGCGGCGCACTGACACTGTCGTCGATGCCCAGGGCGCGTGGATCGCGACGTGCGGTGACGCCGCGACCGCACGCCGATTCGTCTCGTGCGTCAACGCATGCGACGGTATCGACACCGACGATCTCGAAAAGGGCAAGACCTGGGATTCGGTCGAAACGGAGCTGACGGTCAAGCGCGACGCGCTGCACCTGGTGGTGTCGGTTCTCGCGGCCAAGGCAGAAATTAGCACCGAGAAGTTGCTGGAGATGCTCGCGCATGCAGAGGGCGGAGTGCGCGCCAAGCGGTGGCTGTCATGACCGCGCTCTACGTGGTGCACGCCGGCCGGCGCTACCTGGTCACCGGCGAGACGTCGATCGACGGCGCGGCGGCGTTCGACCTGGCGCCGATCGGCAAGGGCGCGCGGATCGTCGCGCGCTGCAGCGAGTGCCGCGCCGATCGGCGGCACGTTGTGATCCGCGGCTACCGGCCGCACCGCGACGCGCGGCCGGTGGTGATGCACGTCCACCAGGACAAGGGCGAGACGCGGATCGAGCTGCGCCTGAAGGGCCGGCGCAGCGGCTTCGCGTTGAGCTTGGAGGGTGCCTTCGATCTCGCGGCGCAGTCGGCCGCGAACCTGGCCAGGCGCGAGCGCCAGTGGAAGCGCGAGCAACGGCGCGCCGGGAGATCCGCTTGAGCAATGCCGAGCAGCTCCGCACGCTGATCCGTCAGCACAACCTATCGCGCGCCCGCGCGGCCGAGTTGTGCGGCAGGGTTTCGATCCACACGCTCAATGCCTGGCTGCTGCCGCGCGCTGCGAGAGCCTGGCGCAACATGCCCGACCGCGCGCTGCGCCTGCTGAAGCTGGAGCTGGCCGCGCTCGTCAAGTAGTCCGCAGTTCCCCCGCCGCATCGAGGTCGATCCTGGAAAGCCGAAAGGCTCTCCCGGATTAACCTCGTCTTTTGACCCAGGCTAAAGGCTTTCCCGCCAGCGCTCGCGCAGGATGCGGTCTGCTGATTTTCAATCTCAGAGACCGAGCAACCATGCCCAAGAACGCGCGCGTGTAAGTGAAGGCTCAGGAGATCTTCAAGCCTGGCCGGCATCCGGCCACGAACGGGAAAACCTATCCGTTCACTCCGGCGATGGTGCAAGCCATCGCCGATGTGTATTCGCCGGAGCTGCACGAGGCGCCGTTCGTCGTCGGTCACCCGAAGGGCGACTCGCCCGCCTACGGTTGGGCGAAGAAGTTGAGCGTCGTCGACGGCAAGCTCGTCGCCGAGCCGCACCAGGTCAACCAGGAATTCGCCGAGCTGGTGAACGGCGGCGCGTTCAAGAAGATCAGCATCGCGCTGTACGCGCCCGACGATCCGAACAACCCGAAGCCGGGCAGCTACTACCTGCGCCACGTCGGCTTCCTGGGCGCGCAGGCGCCCGCGGTGAAGGGCCTGAAGTCCGCCGAGTTCGCCGACGACGAGGCGAACGTGATCGAGTTCATGGACTGGACCACGCGCGACATCGCGATGCTGTTCCGCGGGCTGCGCGACTGGATGATCGGCAAGTTCGGCAAGGACGAAGCCGACAAGGTGATCCCCGATTACGCGGTGTCGTCGATCCAGGAAGAAGCCGTCAAGAACAACCCCGAGCCCGCACCGGGCATCAGCTACCAGGAGAGAAACGACGTGGACCCCAAGGAAAAGGAACGGCTCGACGCGCAGAAGCGCGAGCAGGACGCGAAGGCCGAAGAGCAGCGCAAGAAGGATGTCGCATTCGCCGAGCGCGAGGCGAAGATCAAGTCCGACGAGACGGCCGCGCGCCGCACGGCGATCACCGCCGAGGTCGACGCCCTGGTCGCCGCCGGCAAGATCCTGCCGAAAGACAAGTCCGGCCTGGTCGCGTTCATGGAGACGCTGCCCGCCGACACGAAGATCGAGTTCGGCGAAAGTGACAAGAAGATCGCCACGCCGGGCATCGACTGGCTGCGCGGCTTCCTCAAGACGCTGCCCAAGGCCGTCGAGTTCAAGGAGCGCGGCGCGGGCGATGTCGAGGCGGGCGCGGAGCTGGACGCCACGGCGCTCGCCGCCAAGGCGGTCGAGTTCCAGGAAACCGAGCGCAAGGCGGGCCGCGAGATCTCGATCACCGCCGCCGTCACCCACGTCAAGAAGCAGGCCGCGCAGTAACGCGCGCCGATCACAGAGGACCCACGAGACCATGAACGCACTGCTCACCAAGAGCTTCAAGGCCGGCGCGGCCATCGCCGCGAGCCGCTTCGTCAAGATGGGCGTCGCCGATTGGGCCGCGCTGCAGGCGAGCGACGCCGCATCCCCGATCCTGGGCGTCAGCGTGCCGAACGTCGCCGCCGCGCTGGATCAATCCGTCGATGTCGTGATGGACGGCATCGAACTCGTCGAATGCGGCGGCGCCGTCACGCGCGGCCAGTTCGTCGAACCCGACGCGAACGGCAAGGCCGTCGACGCCAACATCGTCGCGGGCGCGACGAAGTACGTCGGCGGCGTCGCGCTCGAAACGGGCGTGGCCGGCGATCTCGTTCCGGTGCGAGTGCAGCCCACCGTGATCGGCGCCGACGGCGTGGCCGAGACCACCGTCACGGTGTCCCCCGCCGAACTGCTCGCCCTCAACGCCGTGCCGAAGGAACTCGTCGCCGCGCCCGGCGCCGGCAAGCTGCTCGTGCTCGAAGGCGCGCAGCGCCTCTGGCTCGACTTCAACGCCGCGGCCTACGCCGGCATCGCCGCGGGCGAGGATCTCGCGATCAAGTACGAGAACGCGGCCGGCCCGATCGCCGCGCAGATCGAGACGACCGGCTTTCTCGACCAGGTGGCCGACGAGCACCGCGTCGTGTACCCGCTCGCCGATGCCGCGAAGGAGTTCCTCGCCAACAAGGCGCTGGTGCTGCACATGCTCGTCGGCGAGATCATCACCGGCGACTCGCCGCTCAAGGTGCGCGTGCGCTACCGCAGCGTCGATCTCGAGTTCGCGTAACCGGCGCGCTCACCTAAAACCCAAGGAGAAACAAGAACCATGAAACCCCTGTTCAAGAACATGAGTGCCGGCCACCTCCTGGTGTTGGTGGCGGTCATCGCCCTCGTCGCGCTGCACCTGGCCGGCGCGTTGCCGCAGGTGCCGGGCTTCGAGAACACGCCGCTGTTGCTCGGCATGGCCGGCGCGGTGGTCGCACCTTTCCCTGTCACGCCCGAGCTGCAGGCGGTGACGCTCGCGTATCGCAACAACGCGATGATCGCCGACGCGGTGCTGCCGCGCGTGCCGGTCAGTTTGCAGAACTTCAAGTACAACTCGTTCCCGAAGGGCGAGATGTTCACGGTGCCCGAGACCAAGGTGGGCCGAAAAGGGGCGCCCAATACGGTCGAATTCACCGGCACCGAAGTGGACAGCTCGACGCAGGATCACGCGCTCGACGACGAGGTGCCGATCGCCGACATCGAGAACGCGAGGGCGCAGCCGGGCGTGCCCGACCCGCTGATGCGCGCGACCGAAGGTACGACCGAGCTGATTTTTCTCGCGCGCGAAGTGCGCGTGGCGGGCCTCGTGTTCGACGCGGCGCAGTACGCCGCCGCCAACAAAGTGGACCTGAACGGCAACGCGATCTGGTCGACTAATCACGCCGACAGCAAACCGATCACCGACATCCTCACCGGCCTGGACGCCTGCATCATGCGCCCGAACGTGATGGTGCTCGGGCAGAAGGCGTCGATCGCGCTGCGCACGCACCGCTCGATCCTGAAGTCCTACAACGGCAGCCTGGGCGACGAAGGCGTCGTGCCACTCGCCTTCATCCGCGAGCTGTTCGAGCTTGAGGAAGTGATCGTCGGCCAGGGATGGGTGAACACCGCCAAGAAGGGCCAGGCACCGGTCATACAGCGCGTGTGGGGGCCGCACTTGTCGCTCATCCATCGCAACAAGAACGCGGACACGCAGCGCGGCGTCACCTTCGGCTACACCGCGCAGTGGGGCTCGCGCATCGCCGGCAGCGAGTACGACGGCAAGATCGGCATGCGCGGCGGCCAGCGCGTGCGCGTGGGCGAGTCGGTGAAGGAACTGCTGATGGCGAACGACCTGGGGTACTTCATCCAGGACGCAGCGGCGTAACAGGCCGCGCCCCTGGCCGCATTCGATTGACGACAAGGGGCGGCGCGCGAGCCGCCCCTTTTAGTGAAGAGAGCCATGAACAGCTATCTCGTGAAGTCGCCCATCAAGACGGGCGGGAAGATCCACCAGCCCGGCTCGATCGTCGAGCTGGAAGAAGAGCACGCGAAGCTCGCGCTTGCGCGCGGCACCGTCGAGCCGCACAACCCGCCGGAGCCGACGCGCGCGATCGAGGAACCGATCAAGGCGTCGGCGCCGTCGATCGTCCCCGGCCAGCGCAAGGAGAAGGAAGAAACGGCTGGCAAAGGCAAGCCCGACAGGGACGGCAAGAAGAAGTGACCCGGAATTTCCACCGCGACCGTCGAAAGAGCGTGAGGAACGCCGCCCGTCAGGCGGCTTCACTCGTCATCGCCGTCGCGGCCAGCCTCTTCGTTCAAGGCTGCGCGAGCCTGGCGTCGCGCGTGCCTTTGCACGTCTACCAGGACGAGCAGACTATCGTCAGCCTGTGGGAAGGTGAGTGCGAAGGAAAGGTCGCGGCGCGGATCACGCAGTCGGCGCCCGCGCAGTATCGCGATCGTTTCCGCAACCTCACGAGCACCTTCACGCTGCGCAACGGCGCGCGCCAGGACTTCGCCGGCTGCTGGATGGAGCTGACCGACGCGGAGATGCGAGGACAGGGGGGGGCGTTCTACCTGCTGTTCGAGGACGGCGATCAGCACGTGGTACCGAAGGCGAGGTTCACGGCGCGAGGCGCCGGAGCGATCTGAGCTGATGGGCTACGCGACCAAACAGAACATGATCGACAGCTTCTCGCAGGCCGAGCTGATCCAGCTCACCGATCGCGAGACGCCAGCGACCGGCGCGATCGTTGACGCGGTGTTGAACCGCGCCCTGGGCGGCGCCGACGCGGAGATCGACGGCTACCTGGTGGGCGTCTATCAGCTCCCGCTCGCGAGCGTGCCGAAGAACCTGGTGGACATCGCGTGCGACATCGCGCGCTACAAGCTGTACGACGACCGCGCGACCGAACACGTGCGGCAGAGGTACGACGATGCGGTCAAGTACCTGGTGCGCGTCGGCAAGGGCGAGCTGTCGCTCAGCCTGGACGCGGCGGATCAGCCGGCGTCGTCGAGCAACGCGCCGATGGTGGACGGCCCGGAGCGCACGTTCTCCAGCGAAAAGCTGAGCGACTACCTGTGACATGGGCATCAAGAACGTCGAGGACCAGCTCATCGCGAAATGCACGGCGGCGCTCACCGTCGGCGGCCAGCTCAAGGTGCGCACCGTCGATTCGTTGCCGGGCGACTGGGACGCCGACACCATGAAGCGCCTGCTGCGCCTCGCGCCCGCGGTGCTGATCGCCTTCTCGGGCGGGCCGGTGAGGGAAGTCGGCGCGAACGACGCGGTGACGATCGACGCGCAGTGGTCGGTGATCGCGGTGACGGCGCACGCGAGCGGGGAGGCGGCGCGGCGCCGCGGCGACTCGCAGCAGATCGGCGCCTACGAGATCCTGGAGAGCATGATCCCGAAGCTGCACGGCGAGACGATCCCCGACGAGGGCTCGCTCAGCCTGGTCTCGATCGAGAATCTCTATTCCGGCGAAATCGACAAGCAGGGGCTCGCGGTCTACGCGATGCGCTTCGCGCTGCCGATGACGCTGCCGTTCGCGCTCGACGAATCGACGATCGACCCCTTCGAGACCTTCGACGCGAAATACGACATCCCGCCGTTCGCGGGCGAGCTGGAGTACGCGAGCTGGCTGGCGGACGATTTCAGCGCGAGCAACCCGGAGGCGAGAGACACCGTGTCGCTGCCGCAGAGCTGACCAGGAGACAGGAGAACAACGCGTGAACGAAAAAATCTACGTCATCCCAGCCAAGGGCCTCACCGTGATCGACCCGGCCAACGGGCGGGCGCTGCCGCCCGATGGCAAGGCAGTCGATGCGGGCGTGTATTGGATACGCCGCCTGAACGAGGGCGACGTAACAGAGGGCAAGGCGCCCGCGGCGTCCGCCGCATCGGCCAAACCCGCGGCCAAGAGCAAGGAGTAACGCATGTCCATCTCTTTCAATCAGATCCCGATCAACCTGCGCACGCCCGGGCAGTACATCGAGTTCGACAACACGAAGGCCGTGCAGGGCCTGCCGGTCGTCCAGCAGAAGATCCTGGTGATCGGCACGCGCCTGGCGGCGGGCTCGGTCGCGCAGGCGATCCCGAAAATGGTGCTCTCGGCGTCGCAGGCCGAGGACTACTGGGGCCGCGGCTCGCAGATGTCGCACATGTTCCAGGCGCTGAAGAAAGCGAACCCGTACACCGAGGTGTGGGGTATCGCGCTGGACGAGAACGCGGCGGGCGTCAAGGCGACCGGCACCGTCACCGTCACCAGCCCGGCGACCGAGGCCGGCACGATCAACCTCTACATCGGCGGGCGCGTGGTGCAGGTGGCCGTGGCCTCGGCCGATGCGGCGAACGACATCGCTGCGGCGATCAATGCGGCGATCAACGCGAACACCGACCTCGATGTCGTCTCTGGCGTGGCGGCGGCCGTGGTGACGCTCACCGCGCGCCACAAGGGCACCTACGGAAACTACATCGACGTGCGCGAGAACTACTACTTCGGCGAGAAGACGCCCAAGGGCGTGGCGCTCGCGATCGTGGCGATGGCCACGGGCGCGACCAACCCGGACGTCGCCACCGCGATCGCCGCGATCGGCAACGAGCAGTACCACACCGTGATCGTCGGTTACGAGGATGACGCGAACCTCGACAAGATCGAGGCCGAGCTGCTCGACCGTTGGGGGCCGCTGCAGCAGAAGGAAGGCCAGGCGTTCGTCGGCACTTCCGGCACGCACGCCGAGGCGGTGACGATGGGCGACGCGAGGAACAGCTTCCTCACGTCGATCGTCAACGCCGGCAAGTCGCCCACGCCCTGGTGGGAGTGGGCCGCGGTCACCGGCGCGGTCGATGCGTTCGAGCCCGATCCGGCGCGCCCGCGCCAGACGCTGCAGCTCCCCGGCATGCTGCCGCCCGCGCCGCAGGACCGCTACACGCGCGCCGAGCGCGACATCCTGCTCAACCACGGCATCTCGACGTTCCTGGTCGATGCCGGCGGTAACGCGCTGATCGAGCGCCTGATAACGACGTACAAGACCAACGCCTTCGGCGTGCCCGACATCAGCTATCTCGACATCGAGACGATGCGCACGCTCGCCTACCTGCGCTTCTCGGTGCGCGTGCGGATCGCGCTCCGGTACCCGCGCTGCAAGCTGGCGAACGACGGCACGCGCTTCGGCCCCGGTCAGGCGATCGTGACGCCGCTCATCATCCGCGCCGAGCTGCTCGCGCTCTTCCGTGAGTGGGAGGAAGCGGGCCTCGCCGAGGGGTTCGAGCAGTTCAAGACGGACCTGATCGTCGAGCGCAACGCGCAGGACCCCAACCGCGTGGACGCGATCATCCCGCCAGACGTGGTCAACCAGTTCCGCGTGTTCGCGGGCAAAGTGCAGTTCAGACTGTAAGGAGATGCCGTGAGTCAACGTCTCGGAAAAGCGTTCATCAAGGTCAACGGCCAGCTCCTGGAATCGATGCCGGGCGCGAAGATCAACGTCGGCGGCAAGAAGCGCAACCCGGTGGTCGGCGGGAACAACGTGCATGGCTTCGCCGAGGAGATCGTCAACTCGACGGTCGAGTGCGAGATCTCGGTGAGCAAGGACACCAAGGTGCTCGACTACGCGCAGATGGACAACGTCACCATCACGTTCGAGTGCGACACCGGGCAGACGTTCGTCGTCAAGGACGCGTTCCTGACCGAGCCGCCGGAGCTGACGGCGCAGGAAGGCGGCAAGGTGCCGCTCAAGTTCGCGGGGCAGCCGGCCGACCAGGTGAACTGAGCGTACCTCGGTAAGAGTCAGCAATGATCGAGGTGCTCAGGGTGACCGCGACCGGCGGTCGCCGGTTTTTTAATTCCAGGCGAGGGACATCATGGAACGATTCACGTACACGCTGAAGAAGCCGTTCGAGCTGAAGAACAAGGATGGCGAGACCATCGAGACGATCTCCACGCTCTCGCTGCGCGAGCTGGTCGGCGCCGACGCGGAGCGGCTCACCGCGACCGCACCGATGCAGATCCTGATCCAGATGGTCGGCGCCGCCTCGGACTTGCCGCCATCGACGGTCGCCAAGCTTCCTCTGTTCGAGCTGATCGCGGCGGGCGAGGCCGCCGCCGCGGCGGGTTTTTTCGGGGATATCCCCCAAACCCTCGCGAGGTGATGGCGGATCTCGCCTACATCTTTCATTTCCAGCCGTCCGAACTGGACCGGCTGACGTGGCCGCAGATCATGGAGTGGCACCGGCAAGCCCGCAGGATCAATGAGCGCGCTTAAACTCAGCTTCATCATCGCGGCGATCGACAAGGCCACCGAGCCTGTGCGCAAGGTGAACGAGCGCATTGAGAAGATGACCGAGCCGGTGCGCCGCGTTCGAGCGTCGTTCAACTCGCTGGTGCGCGAGAGCGGCCTGACCAGGATCGCCGACCAGGCCAAGGTCGTCGGCGAGAAGTTCAGAGGCGTCACGAGCGCGCTGCGCGGCATCGGCGCCGCCGGCCTGGTCGCCGCGGCCGGCGTGGCGGCGCTGTGGTTCCCGATGAAGCGCGTCATCGATGATGCCAGCAAGATCGGCGACACCGCCAACATGCTCGGAATGTCGGCGCGCGAGTTCCAGCGCATCAGCTACGCGCTCACGCTGGACGGCTCCAGCGCGGAGGATGCCGCCACGTCACTGAGATTCCTGCAGAAGAACGCCCAGGATGCCATCAGGGGCAACAAGGAACTGCAAAAAGCGTTCGAGAGGGTCGGTATGTCGGCCCAGTTCGTGACGAAGAACCTGGGCGATCCCGCCGCGTTGCTCATGAGGTTGTCGGACGGCATGGAGAAATTGCCCACGCAGGCAGCTCGCATCGAGTCGGGAATGACCTTGATGGGCAACGGCGGCGCGAAGACGATTCAGACGCTATCCCAGGGATCGGACGTGATCAGGCGTCTGGGCGACGAAGCGGAGGCCACCGGCACCGTCCTGAGCGACGACATGGTCAAGCGGTTCAAGGACACCGGCGACGAGCTGACCAAGCTGAGCGCTGTGCTAACCGGAGTCGCGCGCGTCATTACGGCGGCGGCGTTGCCGGTGATCGACAAGATAGCCGCGCAGATCAAGGCATGGGCCGTGGCCAACCGCGCGCTGATCGCCACACGCGTAACCGGGTTCGTCGAGCGCCTGATGACCAACCTGCCGCGGATCGTGGACACCACGCTCCGAATCGTCGGCGCGGTCGGCGCGGCGATTGTGGTGATGGACAGGATCGCGCAGGTGATGGGTGGATGGGACAACGTCATCACGGCGCTTGCCGGAGTCCTCGCGCTGAAGCTGGTGGTCGCGATCTATGCGCTCGGCGCCGCGATCGTGGCCATGATCCCGACGATCATCACGTTCGGCGCCATTCTGCTGACGACGCCGATCGGCTGGTTCCTGGGCGCGGTCGCGCTCCTGGCCGGCGCCGCTTACCTGGTCTACAGGAACTGGGCGCCGATCAGCGAGTTTTTCACGAACCTGTGGGACGGCATCGTCGGGGCGGCGACCGACGGCATCGAGTTCATCATGGGCAAGGTTAACGCGGTGCTCGCGTTCGTCCAGGGCGTGATCCTGAAGCTCGACAGCATCACGCCCGAATGGGTGAAGAAGTGGACGCTGCCCGGCGGTATGCTCGCGGCGGCGGCGAACGCCATTCGTCCCGCGGTCGCGCCCGCCGTCGCGGCGGCCAATGCTGTGGCCCCGGCGGTCGCGCCGATCGCGGCAGCGAACGCGCGGCGGCCGGCCGGCGCCGCGCCCTCGGCTTTGCCCGGCGGCGCCCGCGCCGCCCGCGCCGAGGTCGGCGGCACGATCAACATCAAGATCGACCAGGAGGGCCGCGCGAAGGTCGCGTCGATGCAGAGCGACAACCCGGGCGTCGATTTCGACATCCATTCCGGCATGCTCGGCGTGGGGAGCTGAGATGAGCTGGCGCGATCAGCTTCGCAAGGCATCGTTCCGCGGCGTCGAGTTCCTGACCCACGAAGCGAGCGGCGGCTTCGGCAGGCGCACGGTGACGCACGAGTACCCCCTGCGCGACAAGCCGTACGTCGAGGATCTGGGCCGCAAGGCGCGCACGATCGAGCTGGAGGCGTTCGTGCTCGCCACGGCGGCGAACGGCTTTAACTACATGCCCCGCCGCGACGCGCTGATCGCGGCGCTGGAAGAAGCCGGCCCCGGCGTGCTGGTGCATCCGTACCTGGGCGAGCTGCGCGTCTCGCTGACGGAATCCAAGCTCAGCGAAAAGACCGCCGAGGGCGGCATGGCGCGGTTCGCGCTCACGTTCGTCGAGGCGGGCGAAGTGACGTTCCCGAGCGCATCGGAGAACACGCCCTCGATCGTGAACTCGCGCGCCGATGCCGCCGAAGAGGCGGTGCTGACGGAGTTCTCTGACCAGTTCAGCATCGCCGACGAGCCGGCGTTCGTGGCCGACGCCGCGAAGGAGATCCTGGGCAATGCGACGACGCTGATTGGCAGCCTGCCGCGCCTGGTGCCGGCCATCAAGGAGGCGATGGCGGAATTCGTGCCGAACCTGTCGGAGCTGTCTGGCACTCTGGACACGCTGATGCAGACGCCGTCGCAGCTCGGCGCGCTGGTGCTCTCGCAGATCGACGAGCTGCGCGACCTCGCGGAGAACCCCGTCGAGCTGCTCTGGATCGACGCGCGCGATCCGTTCAACGGGCTGAAGATGCTGCGCAAGCTGTTCGATTTCGGCGAGGCCGGGACGCCGTACCCGGTGCCGATCGTGCCGGCGACGACGCCTTCCCGGATTCAGCAGGCCGATAATCAGCAGGCGATCACGGCACTCGTGCAGCGCGCGGCCGTGATCACCGCGGTGCGCGCCTCCAGCGACAGGGACTTCGCGGTGTTCCAGGACGCTCAATCGGTGCGCACCGAGCTGGCGGATCGGCTCGACACGCTGCTGCTCGCCACCGGCGACGACGACACCTATAACGCGCTGGTCGATCTGCGCACGGCGATGGTCAACGACCTGACGGCGCGAGGCGCGGACCTCGCCCGCCTGGTGAACTACACCCCCGCCGGCACGCTGCCGGCGCTCACGCTTGCCTACGATCTCTACGAAGATGCGTCGCGCGACGGTGAGATCGTGAGCCGAAACCGGGTGCAGCACCCCGGATTCGTGCGCGGCGGCCGGCCGCTGCAGGTGCTGGCGGATGTGTGATGCCTGACGTGAAGCTCACCGTCAACGGCATCGACTACGGCGGCTGGAAGTCGATGCGCCTCGCGCGCGGCATCGAGCAGATCGCCGGCACGTTCGATCTCGGGGTCTCCGAGCTGTGGCCCGGCCAGAAGATTGTGAAGAACATCGCGCCCGGCGATAGCTGCACGGTGACCGTCGACGGCACTGTCGCGATCACCGGCTACGTCGACGATGTGGACGTGGACTACGGTAAGGACACCCACGAGGTCTCGGTGAAAGGCCGGGACGCGACCGGCGATCTGGTGGACGCCTCGGCGATCCACAAGAGCGGCAAGTGGGCGAAGGGCAAGGCCGAGACGATCGCCGCCAATCTGTGCGCGCCATTCAAGATCCCGGTGCGCGCCGAGGTGGACACCGGCGTGGCGATCGAATGGAAGATTGAAGAGGCCGAGGAAGCATTCGCAAATCTTGATCGCTTGGCGAAGATGAAGGGCGTGCTGCTGCTGAGCGACGGCAAGGGCGGGCTGGTGATCACCCGCGCCGGCAAGGGCGGGCGCGCGCCGATCGGCCTTGAACGCGGCGTGAACATCCTCCGGGCGCGCCTGCAACTGTCGTTCAAGGAGCGTTTCGGCCGCTACATCGTCAAGGGCCAGGGCGCGAGCAGCGACGCGCTGTTCGGCGACGCCACGCGCCTGAAGGCCGAGACCGTGGACCCGATGATCGCGCGCTATCGCCCGAAGATCATCGTCGCTGAGGATCTAATCGACGGCGCCGGCCTCAAGCGCCGCGCGCTGTGGGAAGCGAACGTGCGCTCCGGAAAGTCGGCGCAGCTCTCGGTGTTCGTCCAGGGCTGGAGCCATTCCAACGGTTTGTGGCAGCCGAACACGACGGTGCACGTCAAAGACCCCTGGCTGCGCACCGACGCGGATCTGCTCGTGAAGGGCGTGACGTTCAAGCTCGACGAGCAAGGGACAGTCACTGAGCTGGCCCTGACCTTGCCGCAGGCGTACGACCTGATCCCGATGCCGAAGAAGAAGGCCGATCCCTGGGAAATGCTCGGCAAGCAGCAGCAGGAAATAGACAAGCTGAAGCGCGATGCGGAAAAAAAGAAATGAGCGGCGCGGCAGGCGCGATTCGCAAGCTGACGGAGCCATTGCGCCGACGCATCGCGCTGATGGTCGGCCGCTGCACGGTGAAGCTGGTGAACGACGCGCTGAAGATGCAGGGCGTGCAGATCACGCTGCTCGCCGACGAGGCAATCGACAACGTCGAGCGGATGCAGGAATACGGCTTCACGTCGCATCCGCACCCCGGCGCCGAGGCGCTCTCGCTCGCCGTCGGCGGCACGCGCAACCACGTGGTCGTGATCAAGTGCGAAGACCGGCGCTACCGGCTGACGGGTCTCGAAGAGGGCGAGGTCGCGATCTACGACGATCTCGGCAGCAAGGTGGTGCTCAAGCGCGGCAACGTGATCGAGGTGACGGCGGCCACCAAGATCCGCATGGTCACGCCCCTGCTGGAAGTTACCGGGAAGATCGAAGCCGACGGCGACATCCGCGACAACCGCCCAACGAACAACCGGACGATGGCCGGCATGCGCGAGCAGTACAACATCCACACGCACCCCGAGAACGATGCCGGCGGACCGACCGGCGTGCCGAACCAGGCGATGTGACGTGAGCGACATCCGCACCGTCTTCGTTGATTTTGCCGGCGACCTCACCGTCAGCGGCCCGAGCCTGGAGAACGACGACGGCCTGGAGACGGCGGTCGTGATCTCGCTCTTCACCGACCGGCGCGCGAAGGCCGGCGACCCGTTGCCCGATGGCGTGCTGAACCGGCGCGGCTGGTGGGGCGACAGTTTTCCGAGCGTGGCGGGCGACCGGATCGGCTCGCGCCTGTGGATGCTCGCCAGGGAAAAGCAGCTCCCCTCGGTGCTCGCCCGCGCGCGCGAGTATGCGATCGAAGCCCTGCAATGGCTGATCGAGGACGGCGTTGCGCGCGCGGTGAACGTCACCGCCGAAGTGGTGCGCAACGGCGTGCTCGGCCTCTCGATCGAGATCGTGCGATCGGACAAGCCGGTCGCGATGTACCGCTTCGACAGCTTCTGGAGCGGCGCGTAAATGCCGTTCGCCAGGCCGACCCTTGCCGAGCTGATCGACCGCGCCGCGGGCGATATCCAGGCGCGCCTGCCCGGCACCGACGCCAGGCTGCGGCGCTCGAACCTGGAAGTATTGTCGCGCGTGCATTCGGGCGCCGTGCACGGCCTCTACGGGCACCTGGACTTCCTCTCGCTGCAAATCATCGTCGACACGGCGGAGGATGCCTACCTGGAACGCTGGTCGAGCGTGTGGGGCATCGCGCGCCTCGCCGCCGTCAAGGCGGCCGGCAACGTGACGATCACCGGCAACAACGGCGTGGTCGTGCCCGCCGGCACGACGCTGCAGCGCTCCGATGGCGCGGAGTTCACCACCGACGCCGAAGCGGTGATCGCCGCCGGCACGGCAATCGCCGCGGTGACCGCCAGCGTGGCCGGCGCCGCCGGCAACACCGCGCAGAATTCGCAGCTCACCTTCAGCTCGCCGATCGCGGGCATCGATGGCAACGCCGTCGTCGCGGCGGGCGGCCTCGCCCAGGGCACGGACGCGGAGACCGACGACAGCCTGCGCGAACGCCTGATCGATCGCATTCAGCAGCCGCCGCACGGCGGCGCGTCGTTCGACTACGTGAAGTGGGCGAAGGAGGTGGCCGGCGTGACCCGCGCCTGGGTGTATGCGGCCGAGCTTGGCCTGGGCACGGTGACCGTGCGATTCGTACGCGACGATGACGCGTCGATCATCCCCGACGCTGGCGAAGTGGCCGCCGTGCAAGCCTACATCGACGCGCTCAGGCCGGTGACCGCTCAGGTGACGGTGGTCGCGCCTGTGGCCGTGCCGCTCGACTTCACGATTGAGCTTTTACCGAGCACGCAGGCGATCAAGGATGCCGTCACGGCCGAGCTGCA